TATTAGACATAGAAAATGTGATGTTTCAGATGAAATTAAACTATTTGGTTATGATGAAAAAATAGAATGGATTACATTTACAGAATTAGAAAAAAATCTATATGAATCTAAGAAAAATAAGGTTTCTAAAGAATGCCTTCAACAATTATGTTGTCATCCATTAATATTAGATTCATGTAGAAAAGTATTTGGTGATATAGAAGTAGATTTATCAGTAATGCAAACAAAATTAATTGAACATCACAACAAAATGATTAATGATTATACAATAAAATTATCAAAACTTGATCCCACTAATCAGGCTTATCATATGTTAAAGAAATCTTATGAAAATATTTTGACTGAATCAAAATTTATGTTAGCAATTTTAAATAAATTAGATGATTCTGAATTGAAAGAAACCGAAGAAAACTGTTCAATTTGTTTGGAAAATATTACAGATGGATCTGTTACTAAATGTGGTCATATTTATTGTTCAGAATGCATTAAAAATTGTTTAAAATATAAACAATTGTGTCCAATGTGTAAAAAACAAATAACACTAAGTGATGTCTATTTAATTAATAAAAAAGATAATAAGCCTAAAGAAAATATTAATCCATTGATTGAGAAATATGGATCAAAATTAGGCAAAGTTATTAGTATGATTAGAAATTTAATACTTGAACCTGATTCAAGAATTATTATTTTTTCTCAATGGGATTTTATGTTATCGCTTATTGGTAAAACTTTGTCAGAAAATGGTATTGCTAATTGTTTTGTTAAAGGAAATGTATGGTCTCGTAATAGTGCTATCAATAAATTTAAAAATGGTAAAACATTATCAGGAGAAGATAATAAGGTAATTATGTTATCACTAAAAAATGCAGCTTCAGGAACAAATTTAACAGAAGCTACACATTTATTTTTTGTAGAGCCAATAAATGGCTCAAAAGAAGAAATTGCTGCAATTGAAGGACAAGCAATCGGTCGAGCATGTCGTTTAGGTCAAAAACAAAAAGTTCAGTTGTATCGAGTATTAATAAAAGATACAATTGAAGAAGAAATTTATAATAATATATATTTATCATAATTTTTTATTGGTTTAGAAAAATTAAAATTTATTTAATAATTGTAATTATGGAAAATTATGATTATATAGTAATTGGAACAGGTCCGTTTAGTTTAACATCTGCTTATTATTTAGCAAAATTAAATAAGAAAATACTATTAATTGGTAATGAAGATAAGATTGAATTTGGTCCAATATTTTATTCAGATTCAAATATTAATTTTAAAAAATTATTATTAAATTTTGGTACTAATTTTGATACTTTATTTAGAAAAATGAAATTTAATAGTGCTTCTATATTAAAAAATTCATTAGAATATTTAAATATAAGAGAATTTTTATTATTTATTTGTGAATTTTTTAACAATAACAAAAATAGAACTTTACAATCCTTTATGTTAGAAAATAATTTTAATGAAAAATCTATAGAATATATGAGTAGTTTATGTACATTTTTTTATCATACTTCAGATTGTAATTTAAAAGATTTTTTAAGATTAGCTAATCAGGAACTGTCATATAATTTATATCAACCAAAAGAACCACTTAATAAAAAACTATTTAATATATGGATAGATCATATTAATGCTACTGGTAATTGCGATATATTATTAAATACTGAAATTGATAAAATAAATTATAATTCAATTGATATAAATAATAAAAATATTAAATGTCAAAATATAATTTTAGAAAAATATAATGACACTCTTATATCTATTAGTTTTCATTGGGATTTTAAACTAGATTTACAAGACATTGAATGGTCTATACCAAAATTAGGAATTATTGGATTAGTTTTAACTGATTACACTTATTTAAATGATTCCGGATCAGTAACTGTAATTTCAACTACTGTATTAAATAATAATAATATGTTATCTAAAAATGAAATAATAAGTGAAGTTTTTATGAAGTTAAAAGAAATATATATTAATTTACCTGAACCAACTAATATTGTATTTAATAAACAAAATAATATTTTAGATAATATTTCTTCAAATAATTGTAAACAGTTTGTATCAATTGAAACAGCAATATGTAATAGTATTAAACTTATTCACGAATTAGAACCATCAACTATTAAAACCCTAACAATATTAGAACCAGATAATATTATTGATATTATAAAATTTTTATTTCTTATTTCATTTATATTGCATATTTTTGAAAAAATTTATTAAATGAATTATAAATTTTTTTCAAAGTAATAAGCACCCTGTAAAAAGGCATCACATAAATCATCTTTTTTCTTTTGTTCATTTAAAAAAATTAGCCACGATGGTAAATGATTTAGTAATTCTTTAGTATATTTAACACTTAAATCTTTTGTTAATTTATACGCTTTTGCATCATTCGTTGTTTTTGCTAAAACTATTTTTTTTATTTCACCATCGTCTGCTAGTTTTATTTTATTTGATGGTGACATAAATTTTACTTTATTAATTCTTGACTTTGTAGTATTTTTATCTAAAATGCCTCGCATTAAATAATAATCATATAGACTTATTGATATACTTTTCATTGTAGGATTTTTAAAACTAGGTTGATTTTCTATAAGAACAATATCTGCATTTAATAAATTATTTTTTTCTTCTAGCTTTTGAAATAACTTTAATTTTGTTTCATCAAAATCTAAAGTACTTATTGCTTTATTTTTATAAGGTTTAATTTTATATAATCCTTGTAATGATTTATATTTTGATTTAGCATGCGTAGTACAAAATGTACAACCTTCTAAATCAAATGCTGATTTCCGATCACAACATTTATCCTTTACTAACGATTTACATTTATTAGTTGTGTTAGATGAAAATAAATCTTCAAAGCTTTTAAGTGGTTCACATTTTTTAGAATGTACTTTACAATAATATTTATTATTATGCATAAATGATGCTTTTAATCCACAATGACATTTAGTAAATTCACGATCAGTCAAATCAATATTATTCCAATCAATAATTTTCCATTTATCATCTTCTTTGGTAAAAAGACAATATGCTAGATGGATAATTCCAACATCAAATGATAAAATTACAGGATTCATATTATTATATTAAGATTTAAATATTCTTTAAACTTTTTTATTTGGAATTTTAATATTAAATGAAATAAATTGATCAGAAATTTCCTTATTAATATTAAAATTATTAATTCTATGCTTATTAACTTCATTATAAATTATATTTAAAATTGATTCTAAATTTTTAGAATCTAAATTTGCAGTAATTAACTTTTCTTTAATAATTTCAGGTAATTTATGTAAATTAAAATTTTTAATTTTTTCTAAATCAATATTATATTTATTTAGTAATTTAATAATTTCATCTTTTTTAATTTTAATCATATCATGAAATTTTTTATCAATAAAAATAGCAATAATACTTGATATAAAAAAATAATATAAATAATCAGGTGATATACCTCCTATTTGTTGATTCTTTAGTATTAAGTATTTTTCTTTATATTTTAAATATTTATTTTTATAATCCATTAATATTATTTAACAAATTATTTTATTATAAATTAATATCTAATAAAACATAATATGAATAATAATATAGATATAATTGGTGGTGCATACAATAAACAAGATATTATATTACAAGAAAATGGTAGAATATTTCCATTATGGATTATGCAAAATTTTAAAAAATATATCTTACCTGAAATTATAAGAAGAGAAGGTGAAGATCCATGTAATGAGAAGTTAGCAGATGAATTAACTTTATATCAAAAATTTATTGGATCTTATCTAGATTACAGATCACCCTTCAAAGATATTTTAGTTTACCATGGTTTAGGATCAGGTAAAACAGTAACAATGATAAATGTTTATAATATTTTATATAATTATACACCAAAGTGGAATGTATTTTTAATTATACCAGCTGCACTTAAAAATGATCCATGGATAAGAGATATTAGTAATTGGCTAACTAAAGAAAATTATGAATCTAGATTTAGTAATTTTACATTTGTTCATTATGATAGTCCATTTGCAGATAAAGATTTTTTAGATAAAATTAAAAAAGCCGATAGTTCAAAACCATTTCTATTTGTTATTGATGAGTGTCACCGTTTTATAAATAATGTATATAACAATATTTCTAGTAAAAAAGGAAAGCGAGCACAGATCATATATGATTATATACAACAAGAGAAAAAAGATAATAATAATACCCGTATTATGCTATTATCAGCTACACCAGCAGTTAATAATCCATTTGAATTTGCTTTATTATTTAATTTGTTAAGACCTAATTCATTTCCGACAAGTGAAGCTATTTTTAGTCAAATTTATATTTCATCATCAAATTTTGCATCATTAAATGAAGACAGTAAAAATATGTTCCAACGAAGAATTTTAGGATTAGTTTCATATTATTTAGGTGCTACACCAGATAAATATGCAACTAAAGTAACACATTATAAAAATATTCCAATGGAAGAATATTTTGAGGAAGTTTATGATTATTTTGAAAAGATTGAAGAGGAAAAAGAAAAAATAAGAAGAAGAATGTCTAGAGGAAAAGTAGGTGATGAAATGTCTACTTATAGTTCTTATACTCGTCAAGCATGTAATTTTGTTTTTCCTAAAATTAATGGAGATATTGATGGAGAGAAAAGACCAAGACCTGGTAAATTTAAAATTAAAGAATCTGAAGCTAATATAATAGATGAAAGTAAAGATGAAGAAAAAAAAAGATTATTAATTAAATCAAACAAAGAGGTTGCTGAATATGTTAAAGCAATTAAATATTTTGTAAATGGATTTATTGAATATCTCAAAGAATTTCACCGTAAAGATAAAGAAAATAAATATACTTTACAAGATGATGTCCAAACATTTAAAACTAAATATGACTCAAGTTTTAGTAAATTTTATGCAAATGAAAAAAAGAAATCAAAATTATTTGAAGCTCTGTATAAAAGTTCACCAAAAATGGTAATGATTATATTTAATTTATTAAAATCTAAAGGTCCTGTACTAATATATTCAAATTATGTAGAAATGGAAGGTCTACAGATATTAAAAATATATATGCAATTTTTTGGTTTTGTTAATTTTGCAAACGACAGTAAAATTGATTTTGAAAAAACTAATGAAAATGACTATTTTAGATATGTAGAGTACCATGGTTCTATTGAAAAAGATCAACGAGAAATAAATAAAAAAGTTTTTAATAATCCTTTAAATTTATATGGTAAAATAGCAAAAATTATAATGGTTTCACCCGCTGGTGCAGAAGGTATTAACTTATATAATGTTAGACAAGTTCATATTATGGAACCATTTTGGAACGAAGTTAGAATTGAACAAGTTGTAGGTCGTGCGGTTCGTCAATGTCATCATGCTGCTTTGCCAATAAATGAAAGACGAGTAGATGTTTTTAGATATAAAATGGTTAGAAAAAATGGAAAGGAAACAACAGATGAAAAGATGGAATCTATTTCAAGGAGGAAAAATAATTTATTATTAAGTTTTTTAGAAGCTATTAAAGAAGCAGCAGTTGATTGTGAACTATTTAAATCTCATAATATGATGGGAACAAAATATAGATGTTTCCAATTTAATGAAGAATCACTATTAGAAGAACCTGTAGGTCCTGCATTTAATGATAAAATCGAATATGATCAAAAAATAAACAATGGTCTAAATTCTAAAGATTCATCTATAATAAAAATTAAAGTACGAAAAATAAATGCTTCTTATAATATTTCTGATAATTTATTATCTAAATCTAAAAATTATTGGTATTATGATAAAACTAATGTTGTTTATGATTATGAATTAAATTATCCAGTTGGTAGATTAAAATTAGATGATAATTCTAATCTAGTTAAAATAGATAATGAGACCTATCTAATTGATAAATTAATAAGTATACCTGAATTTAAATTATATTAATATTTATAAAAATATTAATATATTTAAGCTAATTTTGGAACTTTATAAAGTCCTGATAGATTTTTAATATTATCAATTATAGTATTTTCTCCAATTGAATCTTGCATCATTGGTTGACCCATAAATTGGTTCATTGGTTGACCCATAAATTGGTTCATTGGTTGTTGCATTTGTTGTGGCATCATTGGTTGTTGCATTTGTTGTGGCATCATTTGTTGAGGCATCATTGATTGTTGCATTAATTGACTAGTTAATTGTTGTGCCATAGGGTTCTGCTGTGCTGTTATAGGATTTTGAACAGTTGAATCTGTTGATAAAACTGGATTACCAATTTGAGTCATTCCTAATAAATCACCAATTTTATTAAAGTTATCTAATATTTGACCTTGGTCATTTGTTGGAACATAATTACTAACCATTAATGGATCAACTTCATTATTATTAATAGTTTGTCCCATATGTTGTGGTTGCATAGGTTGTTGCATACCTTTAAAGTTTGATTCTGAACTTAATATATCAAGCATTTCTTCAGTAGTATTAGTATCTGTACCTTTCTTGGTTTTTTTAATTGAATTTTTAGATAATTTTCTTACACCTGTAAAACTATTTCTTGACTCAGTTGTTTTAGATCGTGGCATATATAATCATATACAGAAATAATTATTTTTAAAATAATTTATTAGAATAAAATTTATAAAATTTATAGTATTTTTAATATATTTAGTCTAAAAAAATATCTTCATCTAAATCAGTAAAGCTTGTTATTTTCAGTTCTTTAGCCGTATTTGGATAATTTAAAAATAATATTTTTTTACTTACAAGATTATTATTAATATTAATACGCGTATCAAATTTAATAAATTTTGTTCTTTTTTTAATTATTTCTCTCAATTCATCTAATTTTGAAATGTTATTTCTATAATATAAAACTTTAGCCCATGTATTATTTAAAATTGGTAAAATATTATTCATAAATTTTCTATCTCGATCAATTGTTACATTATGGGATGCTTCTAATTTCCAATAAACTATCTTTTCAAAATAATGAGATTCATATATATCTGGATAATTAGTTACCCAATTACTTAATATTTGACTTATCCATGAATCATATTCATCTTCAACCATCAATAAATTAGTTGGATATATAAATTTACTTTTCCATTCAATAGAATCACCATCAAATTCAGGTAACCAATTTTTTGGTAAAAATTTTAATATTATACCTTTTTTAATACGATTATCAATTTGAATCTCTTCACTATCAGTCCCAACTGTATGTTTTGTATCATTACATAAATCTCCCAAATATTCATATCTATCTTTATACTCTGTTATTTTACATTGCCAGAAATCACATTTTTCTAAATCACAACATTCCAATTGTTGTTGAACTTGACAGTAATAATAAAATGGACAAATATGACCTGCAATTTTCCCTGATGTATACATTTTTCTCATGACAACACACTTTATTTCTAACATTCTTCCTAATAATGGACTAAATTTATAATCTAATGATTGACTTGAACAGATTCCATCAGGTGATGCGCCTAGTATTGCATATTTATCAGATGGTAATGCACCAAATTCAATCACTTTATTATTATATATATATTCATAAATTGAGGTAGCTATTGGCTCATATTTTTTACCATGATAAACGTTCTGATTATCTAAAAATTTATGATCTGGATCACATTTCTTCAAAATAAAACTTTCTACTGGTTCATATGGATTCTCATCAATTGCGGATGCTGTATCAGATGCAGTTATTCGATCGCGTCTATAAGCAAACCATTCGGGACTTCTTTGTTCAGGTTGTGGTAAATTTTGTAAATAATTAAAGTGGTCCTGTAATTTTTTATATTCAGGTGGTATTTTTAATTTGCTAAACATATATTCACAATCACGAATACATTTAGTATCAAAAACATTTTTATTAACTTTATATTTAACACTAACTAACTGTTTTATAATTTTCAATATAACATCAAATTTAATATTTGGGTTTCTTTTTTTATTACCGTCATACACCTTCTTAGAGGTTGATAAAATCATTTTATCATTAATTTTTTCTCCTGATTTAATACAATCATTAATATATTCAATACACTCATTATTGATATCGTCAAATAGCATATTCTTAAATTATATATGCTATCATTTTTTAAAACAATTTTTTTTACAAAACTTTTTAAATTTTCAATTCCAAAAAAAAAAAATTTTTTTATAAAAGTGAAGTTCATTTTTTCATTTTATAAAAATAGTTAAGAATAAAATATCTTATTAATAATAATGAATGAAAATAGTTGTAAGCGTGAATGTAATATATGCAACAAAACATATTCAAGCGCAAGTAGCTTATGGAATCACAATAAGAAATTTCACAATCCTAATGTTTCCATTAAGGAAATAAACGTTTCCAAAATAGGTCAAACTGTTTCCATAAAGAATTCTGGATTAAATTGTAAATTCTGTAATAAAATTTTCAGTACACCTCAAAATAGGTGGAAACATGAGAATAAAGTTTGTAAAAATAAAAAATTAAATATACAATTAGAAAAACAAAATGAAGAAATTAAAAAATTAAAAGAACAATTAAATGATAAAATAACTAATATAACAAATAATACTAATAATGGTACAATTAATAATACTAATAATATAATAATTAATCAAATTGGTAAAGAATTAGTAAGTAGTTTACCAATAAAAGATATTTTAAAAATAGTACGTGACGGTAATAATGGTCCAATGACATGTATTAAAAAATTAAATTTTAATAAAAATATTCCAGAAAATCATAGTTTCTGTGCAACTACACTAGATGGTAACCACTTTACTAGAATTAATCATAAAACACAAAAACCTGAAAAAGTTAATAAAATGGAATTCATAGATGAAATATTACAAAGTTCATTAAAATTCATAAATAATATTTCTTTTTTAATAGAATTTGATGAATCATTTAGAAATAAAATACCAGTTGAAGATCAAGAAAAGATTAAAGAAATTGTTACTAATCAAAATAAATTTCATGAAATGCGAAATAAAAAAATATTTTTTAATAATATTAATGATATGAGTTATAACTTCAAAGAATTAATATTATCTACGTGGAAATTAATACAACCTGAAAATGAGGAAGATACAGATTCAGAAGAATGTTTATTTGATGAGAATTTTGATTATAATTCTAGTGATTCAGAAAATGAAATTAGCTTATAATTAAATATTTACCATTTTCAAAAGATAATTGAGGTATTGATATAATTTTACCTTTAGTTTCATCATAATTAATTTTTTTTTTTGTTGTTTTATTTTTAATAAGATCTATTAATTTATCTTTTAATTCTTCTTTTTGAGAATTATCATTGATATCTAAATTATTTACAAATTCTTTAATTTTAATAATTTTATGAATTAAAGTTAATTTAGTCCAAGCTTTTAGGTATAAATGCTGAGTTTCTGAAATTTTTTCAGTTTCAATTAATTTTTCTGTTACTGAATATGATTCCAATTCTTTATTTGATAAAGATTCTAATATTTTTTTTACATTAGTTGCATCAATATTTAATTTATCACAAGTGTTAATAATATTATTTAAGTATTTAATTCTTAAATTTAATTGTAAAGATTCTAAATTATATTCCATTATCATATTAGTTAAGTATCTTTTAAATAATAAAATTGAATAATTTTCAATTTATTTATAACATAATATATACATGAGTAACAAAGCTGAAACGAAATCGTCTAAATGCATTGTACATTTAGATTTTTTAGAAGATAATACTATAGAAACTGATGTATCTCAAAATAAAGAGCAAGAAAGTGATTCTAAATCTAATAATTTAGATATAATTAGTTCACAAGATATATCAGATGAATGTAATAAAAATGAAGATGTAAATGTTGATAAAAATGAAGATAAAAATTATGAAGAAAATTATGATGAAAATTATGATGAAAATGAAGATAAAAATTATGAAGAAAATTATGATGAAAATGATAAAAATAAAGAAGAAAAT